CTCTCCGCCTTTTTTCACAAGGCGGCGCAGGGGGATCACGGTGAGTCGCCGTTCGCAGTACTCGAGATGGCGGAAGGCTCAGTTGCTGGATCGTGTGCTCGATCTCGAAGCGGCGATCGACGGGCCGACCGTCTTCCAGTCGGTGTGCCGTCTCGCTCTCGACCTCGGCGATTCGCTGACCCCACAACAGGCAGTCGATCTGGCTGCCGCTCGTGTGTTGGCGACGACATTGGACGAGGGGCCGGAGTTGCCGCAGGCGGGTATCTCGAAGCAGCTCGCTGATCTTGTCGGCCGGCTGGTCCCTGACGGCGAGGCGGAAGGCGGCGGTCTACTTGACGAACTCGAGCGTCGCCGTGCCGAGCGTCAGCAAGTTGCTGGTGCCGACTCGGCCGAACGTACTGGTCAAGCCTGACGGGATCATCTCGACCGGCCTGGCCGAAGACACCATCGATCTTGCTGGGCTCGCTGGCCTCGACCTTGATGGGTGGCAGCAACACGACCTGACCGTGATGATGGCCGAGCGTGCCGGCGGTCGGTGGGCTGCTTCGGAGTTCGCCGAGATCGTCGCACGACAGAACGGCAAGGGCTCGATCCTTGAGGCTCGCGAGCTCGGTGGCCTGTTCCTTCTCCGTGAGAAACTGATTATTCACTCCGCTCACCTGGCCGTAACCTCGGCTGATGCGTTCAACCGGCTGCTTGGCCTGATTGAGAACACTCCGGAGCTTGAGCGGCAACTCAAGCGGGTGTCGCGCTCGACGCAAGACATGTCTATCGAGACGAAGCACGGGGCCAAGGTCCTATTCAAGACCCGCACCAAAGGCGGCGGTCGCGGCCTTACCGGCGACTGCATCGTACTTGACGAAGCCATGTATCTCTACTGGGCTCAGATGTCGGCGCTGATGTTCACGCTGTCGGCTCGCCCGAACCCGCAGATCATCTATGCTTCTTCGGCGGGTGAAGCCGAGTCCGAGGTGCTGCACAAGGTGCGGCGCCGTGCCATGGCTGGCACTGACCCGACGCTCGGGTACTGCGAGTATTCCGCAGAGCCTGGCGATGACCCTTCGGACCCGCAGACGTGGGCGAAGACCAACCCGGCTCTCGGCATCCGGGTCTTGTTGGAGTCGGTTCAGAAGGAGCACGACACGTTGCCTGCCGGCGAGTTCGGCCGGGAACGGTTGACGATCTTCGACCCGGACAGTTCCGAAGAGGCCGCGTGGTCGGTTGTCTCATCCGAGACATGGGCCGCTCGAACTGACGAAGGGTCCACGATCGTGTCTCAGGTTGCTCTCGCCATCGAGGTCGACCGTGAACGGTCACGAGCCGTGATCGCTTCCGCTGGACGCAACGCCACTGGCGCCTATCACGTCGAGATCGTCCCAGCGGTCCGTGAGATCCCCGGCCTGAAGCTTGACGGGGTCGACTGGGTTGTTGCCCGTGTGAAGGAACTCGTCGCCTCTCACGATGTCGCCTCGGTCGCTATTGACGCAGTCGGGCCGGCAGGGTTCCTGATCGACGAGCTCAAAGAGGCTGGCGTCGAAGTCCACTCGGTGACAGCACGAGAAGCAGCACAAGCGTGCGGCCTGTTCGTCACCTCGGCGAAGGCTGGCGGCCTCAACCACCTCGACCAACCAGACCTCAACGAAGACGTGAAGACCGCTGCGAAGCGGGACTCTGGCGAGGTTTGGTACTGGAAACGGACAGGCGAAGACGAATCGATCCAACTGATCGCATCCACCCTGGCGCTCGGCAGAGTCCCGTCGCTCGCTGAACCCGAAGAGACCTTCGACCCTATGGCCGAGATTCACTGATGAAAGGACGTCGCATGATCCCTATCGCATCTCAACTTGTCGGCGTCGCACTCATCAGCGTGTTCGCCTTTGTCGCTATCGCACCGATCTACGCGCTGCTTCCTGTCGCATTGGTGCTGATCGTGTCGGGGACTGTCCACGGTGACCGCCAGTGATGAACCTCTTCCGCAGGAACGCCGGGCCGTCCGAGGCGCGAGGCGTCGAGGCTGATTCGCTCATCCCGGCCCGCTCCGCGTTCTCATCGAAGTCCGGCCAGGTTGTGTCGTCGAAGTCCGCCGAGCGGCACTCAGTCGTATTCGGATGCGCTGACTTCAACTCCGGCCTGATCTCATCGTTGCCGCTCGACCTCTACCGCAAGACTGAAGGCGTACCCCAAGAGATCAGCACACCTGACTGGTTTGAATACCCCGACGGCGAGATGGACACGATCTCGTGGCTCTACGCCGTCCAGTTCTCGCTCGAGATGAACGGCAACGCCTTCGGTCTCAAGACGTTCGACGGGCGCGGCGACATCGCTTCTGTCACTCTTGTTGACGCCGGTGACGTGTCCGCACGCCGCCTCCCTTCTGGCGTCATTGAGTGGCGGGTCAAAGGCAAACGAGTTGACCCGTCGTCTCTTTGGCACAGCCGCTCCAAGGGTAAGGCTGGCGAGATCCTCGGCATGTCGACTCTCGCTCTCGCTAGGGAAGCTCTCGGCGTCGGCCAGGCAACCCGTGATTACATCGCCGAATGGTTCGCTGACACGGCGCACCCATCGCAGCACATCACCTACGCCATGGGTCCAGGAGCGGAACCCATCACCGACGGTCAAGCCGAAGTGATCTCATCGAGGTACCGGGCGGCGGTCACCGGGCGCGGGGCGTTTGTCTCTTCCGACCGGTACAAGATCGAATCGATGCAGGCATCCCCTGCCGACTCTGCGTTCCTCGAAGTCGTCAACGCCACAGGCGTCGACATCTGCCGGTTCTTCTCGACCGATCCATCGGTGATGTCAGTCCCGGTTGAAGGCGGATCGATCACGTACGCGAACCGTGAACAGGACGCCATCTCGAATCTCGTCTACCGGGTTGGCCCCCGTCTCCGCCGCCTCGAAGCCTCCGTCTCGACGCTCTTCCCCGCTGGGGTTGTATCCAAGCTGAACACAGGGGCGCTGCTCCAAACCGACACGCTGACCCGCTACCAGGCGCACCGCATCGGCATCGATACCGGCATGTACAACCCGAACGAACGTCGCGCTCTCGAAGACGACGGCCCCCGCGAAGGTGGCGAGGTGTACTCCTCCGGCCTCGTCGGCGGGAAGACCGCTGACGAACTCACCCAGAAAGAACTCGCCGAGATCGCACAGAAGCTCTACCTCGCAGTCGGCGTGATCCTCACAGAAGAAGAAGCACGCGAGTTCATGCGAAACGCAGGAATGAAACTCGGCCAGGAAGGCCCATCCAATGACGATACGTGATCTACGGAACCTCCCAGTCGAGGTCCTCTCCCGCATGGAAGACGCCGGGGTCCTCGACCGGTACGGCGTCAGCTACCGAGGAGCGACAGTCGAAGCAGGCTGGGACCACCGTCAAGCCCCGGTCGCTGCCGTGGACTTCCGGTACGAAACCCGAGACGACAGCGAAGACAAGCAGCCCGTCATCGACGGCTACGCCACCACCTTCGATCAGGCCTACCGGGTTGGCGGCGAATGGGGCTGGGACGAAACGATCGTTTCCGGCGCCTGCACCAAGACCCTCGCCGAGAACGACGACGTCTTCCTCCTCTTCGACCACGCCGGCCTCCCGATCGCTTCGACCAAGGCCGGCACCCTCGACATCACCGAAGACAAGACCGGCCTCCATTCGATCGCCCGCCCCGACACCCGCTCGGCGTGGAACCTCGAGATCGTTCAACGGATCGAAGCCGGAGAGCTCGACAAGATGTCTTGGGCGTTCCAAGTGATCCGTCAAGAGTGGAACGGCGACTACACCGAACGTTTCATCACAGAGACGAAGCAGTTCGACAACGCCATTGTGAAGTGGCCAGCCAACCCGAACACGTCGGTCGGGGTTCGCTCCGCCGACGCAGCGCCCGCTGGGATGTCCCTGGCGCTCGCACAGACCTACGCCGCCCTCCTGGCGTAACCAGTCTCCACGCCGCCTCCCACGCCGCCCCCAGGGGCACCTGGTTAGAGGCACCTGGGGCACACCAAACAACCAACAGAGAAAGGGTTCACATGAACCTCGAACAACTCCGGCGTGCCCTCAAGGCCGCCTACGAAGCACGCAACACCAACCACGAAGCACTCACCGCCATCACGGCGCTCGTCGAGGACGAGAAGCGCGACAACCTCACCGAAGACGAGACCACCCGATCGGCCGAGCTCCGCACGGCAATCGAGTCATCTGACTCCGACATCGAGGAACTCCGCACCAAGGTCGCCGCAGCCGAGGCAGACGTGAAGCTCGCCGAAGAGCGTGCATCGCAACTCGCCGCACTCAACGTCGACCTGTCCAGCCGCAGCGAAGTCCGGGTCACCAGCGAAGAGGACGTGTACCGAGAGGACCACGCCCGCACCGGTGGCGCATCGTTCCTCAAGGACCTCGCCAAGCGTTCCGACGACCCTGCCGCCAACGACCGCCTCGTGCGTCACGCAGCCCAGATGGAAGAGCGAGTCGCTCTCACCCCGGCGAACTCGCCCGGCATCATCCCACCGAACTACATCGGCGAAATGCTTTCCGAGCGTCGCTACGCCGGCCGGAACTTCCTCAACCTCGCCACGGCGTTGCCGCTCCCTGAGATGGGCATGGAACTCACCATCCCCGAGATGACCGCAGGAACGACTGTCGACGAGCAGGACCCAGAGAACACCACCATCGCGAACAGCGACATCGACTCTGACGGCTTCAACGTCGCCGTGAAGACCCACGCCGGCGAGACCGAGCTGTCCTACCAGATGGTCGACCGCGGTTTCGGCACCGACGGCATCGTGATGCGTGACCTTTCCAAGGTCTACGCGGTCAAGCAGAACACTGCTGCGATCGCCGACTTCCTCAACGCCACCCGCCCGATCCAGGTCCTCACCTACGACTCTGGGTCTCCCAGCGCCGAGGCGCTGTTCGGCAAGTTCCACCAGGCGCAGTCCATGATCGAAGACGTCGAGCTCATCGGCGCTGACGTGATTGTGATGCGTCCGGCACGTTGGCACTGGCTTTCAAGTCAGGTCACCGCCAGCCACCCGTTCGTGCAGCAGTTCAACGCACCGCAGATGATGGCAGCCGAAGCCAACGGCGCAGACGCCACTGTCGCCGTTGTCGGCACGATCGCCGGCCTTCCGGTTGTCACTGACGCTCTGCTCCCGACGAACCTCGGCGCAGGCACGAACGAAGACCCGATCCTGGTTGTGTCCCGTGACGAGCTGTTCTCCTGGGAAGACCCAGGAGCGCCGATCACGATCGCCGCCGAACGGATCACGAAGGCCTCTCAGCTTGTCGTGCGGTACGTGGCCTACGGCTACTCCGCCTTCACCGGCAAGCGTCGCCCAGGTGCTCACTTGAGCCTCACCGGCACGGGTCTCGTCACCCCGTCCTTCTAAGGGACGGGCCAGATGGACCCGATCCTGAAGTCACGACTCAGTGAACTGGAGAACGCCGACCCCAAGCGGGCCGAGTACCTCCGCAGTGTCATCGCTGAAGCCCACGGCGACGAAGCCGTCCCCGCAGTGTCACGCAAGACGAAGGGCCCGCGATCTGAACGGGCCACTCAGGCGCCAGCGGAAACCCCAGAGAACGCCGGCTGACACACCGGCCCCTCGTTCGTGCCGCCTTCGTTCTCCTACTCGGGGGCGGCACGAACACCTTTTGAAAGGACACGATGGCTGACCTTGATGTAGCAACACTCACCGAGGTCAAGGGTCGCCTCGGCGGCTCAGTCACTCGAGTCACCGATGACCAAGACATCCAGGCAGACATCACTGCCCTGTCGGCACTGTTCGACGGGGAGTTCGGCGCTGTCGTTCAACGCCAGGTCGCCAACGAGGAAATCTCGGTGTTCGCCCGCCCAGGCCACTTGCCTCTCAAACGCTGGCCGCTCCTCTCCGACCCAGCGCCCGCCGTTGATGACGGAACGGTCGAAGTCCTCTCTCGCGAGTTCGGCATCCTCTGCGTCACCTCGACCGAGATGCCAACCAGCGTCACCTACACCGCTGGCCGCTTCGCCGATACCAGCGCAGTTGATGAACTGTTCAAAGCAGCGTTCATCGTCACTCTCCGCAACTGGCGCCAAGCTGACCATGCCGCCCCATTCGTGCCAGCCGGGCCCGACTACCCCACACCTCGCACCTCGTTCCCGACCTTCGCTCTCCCCCGCGCATCAGCCGCAGCCCTCCACGACTACCGACGCCCAGGCGGCTCGGCGTGATTGTCGGCCCCTACATCAAGCAAGCGCTCTCCGCAGCGCTCCACGACGACGACGGTTTCCAGTTCGTCACGAACGAACGCCAGTTCTCGCCGAAGATGTTCATGTTCCTCGACGCTTCGCTGATCGACTCCTCCACCCGATTCGACTTCGACCCAGAATCAGCCGACTACTGCGGCGACCAGGTTCGCGAGCTCCCGGAAACGGACAGGTTCTATCTCTACGCATGCGCGATCGCTGAAGACGACGCTGCCACAGCGTTCGACATCGAGGTCCAAGTCTCGAAGTTCGCCGCCAGCGTTTTGGCGACCGTGGCTGAAGACATCACCCTCGGTGTCGAAATCGACGGCGTTCGGTCGATCCGGACCGCTGTCATCTCAAACGAGACATCCACGCAGCAAATGCAAGCAGGCGCAGGCGGGCAGCTCTTCAACGCTTGCAGGTCTGTTCTCGAGTTCGAAGTTTCAGCTCACATCACCCCGGCCGCCCTGGCCACCACATAGGAGGGCCGACATGGTCACCGTGAAAGCAATCATCAACATTGGACCCCGATGGAAGGCAGGCACCGAGCGTGACGTAGCCCCCGGTCGCGCCACCCAGCTCGTCAACTCCGGTTGGGCCGAACTTGTCGAAAGCGACGAACCCTATCTCGACACCGAGAACCCTGCCGGCACCGGCACCGAAACCCAGGAGTAGCCGACATGGCCCTGAACGAAACCCCGTACATCCACAAGAAGTCGATCTTCACCATCGAGTC